TCCTGCATGAACTCGAGAGAACTCTGATCGATGTTCGCCTCAAGTCTCAGACAGGAATTCAGACCACTGTCAATGATCTCGAGGAAGGCTCCAGTTTCAGGATCTGTCTTCACGTGGAAGAAATCCAACATGGAGACGTCGATGGCGATTCTCGTGATGATCGAAGTGACGATAGATCGCTCATTCGTCACACCACCGAAGCGATACGGCGATCGATCAGGTCGATACGAAGTTCCGACGCCACCGCTATATGCAGCGTCTAGTTCTCGACCATTCCGGAAGGCATTCCACGCGTGAACGATTCGATCAGTCCACCGCATGCTCACCTCCTCTCAAATATGTCATTCGAATTCCTCCTTATGTAGCTTGTAAGCGACCATCGCGTCCATCATTGCGGACACGTTGTCGATCTTGTTCTCTTCACGTCGCTTGAGTAGCTTGCGGTTACCGTTGGTGTCCTCCATCGTGATCGAGTTACCCATGGTGAACGTCATGATCTTCTGATCGAACAGAAGAAGCTTCTGACTTGCCAAGTTCTTCAGCTCTCCAAGAGGGATCGACTCAGTTCTTGCGCCCTGAATGACCTTCTCGATGCTGTGATCGCCGTTCTCGATAGACCAACGATTGATGAACTCTTTGGCACCATAGACGTCATAGCCCACAGAGCGAACATCAAAGTTGTGGTCATCCACGAACTTCTCGAGATCCTCATAGACCAGATCCATGTCGAGGATGGTCCCCTCGAACACGATCAAGGATCCTTCAGCGATGAAGTCGTCGTACTTCATCTTTCTCGCGCTATCCAGCTTGGCATAGGTGAGAGAGGTGATGTAACTTCGACCCTTCACGCCGAATTGCTCGCGCGCGAGAGGGAACAAGAAGGTGAACGCACAGAAGTCATCACCCATCGAAAGGTCAACGCCCATAGAACAGGGCAGATGATCGAAGTTGTGGCGCCTCTTTGTCGGCGGTTGAGTCTCCTCGTAGGTGAAGAAGTACGTGAAGCCTTCTCGAGGAATGCCAAACCTCTTGGCCAAGATGTCATTCTTGGTTGCAGGTGCTTTCTCAGATCGCTCGACGTCCTTGTGGTAGGTGTCGTATAGGACCGTGATGCCCAGGTTCGGGTTAGCCTTCAACCAACGCTCAGGCATCCCCACTTCCTCGATCGTGTCGAGTTTGTAGTGGAAGATCGAGATGTGAGGAGCGAAGTAGTCGCCACGAAGGATCTCTTGGAGTTCCATTTTGATAGTGTCACCACTACCGGCTCGGACTGTTCCTTCAGAAGAGATCGCAACGATCAAGTAATCGTCGTCCGGCGTTCCACTCTGCTCCTTTGAGGAGCCCTGCTCTAGAGCAGCGACAACATCCTCACGGAGATCGCCAGAAAGCCACTCGTCAATGGTGGCAACCTTAGGCCTAGCTCCCTGAAGCTTGTTGACGGACATCGGTCGGATCTCAAGAATGGATCCAGTGACGAAGTCCTGAATGCCCTTCTTGGTAGAAGCCAACTGCTGCCTCTTGTTACGGTTCCCTGTAGTGTTCTGGAGCGAACCCTCGGTCAGGAACTTGAAGACTGGACCGCGGGCCCTGGTGATAGCGGTGGCGAGAGGAGTTAGAACCTCTTCTGCCTGCTTCATCGTAGGGGCCGTGGTGATCTGATGCGTCGTATGCGGGTCAACGACAAGGAAGTACGCCTGGATAGCCATCGCGTACATCGACTTGGCCGCTCCTCGAGCGACGATCAGGTATTGCTTGGTGGTTAGACGTCTCTTGATGGTCTTCGTTACGAAGTGCCCACCGTGGCCGTCTGGGTTCGGCTCGTAGACCGAGCGTGTGTCGAACCAGTACCACCCAAAGATCTGCTCGGCCCAAAGCTTGAACGAGTCAAGCATCCTGAATGGCGAGCCATCTGTGAGGACGAGTTCTCCTTCACAGAAAGCGATGAAGCCCTTGATAGCGTCTTCATCGTACCAGTAGGTCGGGTCGGCGATGAGATCATCGATTCGGTGCATCTCCATCTCGATCTCAGCATTGATCGGGATCTCCCCGTTCATCACTGCTTCACGAAACAGACCGTAATACAACGGTGTCGCCGTGTTCGATAGACTCATCGCCAACCCTCCCTTCTAGTCGTATCCGAGGAAAGCTGCGAAGCTGTCGTCCTCTTCGGGTTTCTCTTCAGGGTCGGTGCTCAATGCGTTGCCGCCTTTGCTAGACCCTTGGCCAATGCCGTTCCGGCAGCAAGACCTGCTGTCTGCTTGGAAGTCGTGGCTGTGAGCGCGGCCTCGAGGACCTTGGTTCCGGCCTTAGCGAGAAGCACTTGGACCTGCTTGTTGCCTGCGTCCTTCAGTGCCTTCTCGACGTAAGCCCGGCCTGGGCTCTTCGGCGTCTTGGTCAGTTCTCGAAACTGCTTCTCGAGGTTCATCCGGTTGATCACGGTACGAAGCTCGTCGTCGCTCATTTCGCTGATTGACTTGTGAGTAGAACTCTCGTGATTGCCGTTGACCCGACCATTGGGTCCACGCTTGTGCCTGACTCCCCAGCGCATGCCCTTGGTTCCGAAGTCAACCTTGTCTTGCGGCAAGGCCTCGAGGAAGGCGCGGATGGATTCTGCGTTCTGAGGCATCTAGTTCCTTCCTAGGTTGCGTCGAGATCTCCACGAGGCCATTGGTATGGCGTCGGAGGATGGTATGGCAAGACTGGCGTCGTTGTTCCTACAATCAGATAGCTAGTGATTGCCATCAGTGTTCCTCCCGAATCAACCAAACAGTCGATAGCGTTTGTCAAATGCGATGGAACCAGATCGTAGTTTGTAATGGCAGAGATCGACGGGTCTGGTGCCAGAGCAATATTCCCGTAATCAGCCATTAGGTGGCCTTAATAGCGACCGCGTACCCACCGAGTGCCGCAGAAAGCACCGAATCGACGCCAGCAACCTTGCAAGTGTCACCACGAGTAATTCCAGAAGCAGGAACGATCCAGACGTTCTTTAGCGTTCCGAAGATCACCCGCTTCGGCGAAGAAGCTTGATCGGTCTTGATCGAGATCTTTGACGCTGTGAAGTCCATACCCGTCGTAGAACCGCTAGGAAGAGCCGGCCAGTCATTAGTGGCGCCCGAAAGCGTGTCGAGATGCCCCAAGTAACCCCAAGCGTCACCAGCCATGGACGTAAACGGAGGAATACGAGTAAGACCGTGCTGGTAGAACGGGCAGTTGATAATCGTACTACTGATTCCAGCAGTCAAGCTGATCAGCGGGAAGGCACCAGCACCCGCCTTAGACGCATAGTTGGTTGTCATGTCGTAGAGACCGGCATACGTCCAACGAGTTGCGTCCTGCGTAGTAAACCCCATAACAGCATCGAGACTTACCTGGAACCAGAAGCCCGTGGCAACGCCCGAGTTGATCGGAATACCATTCGTGCCACTAGACACTGGGCTAGGAACCCAGCTTGTCTCAAGAGCCGCAGTTCCAGCACCGAAACGAGAGAACGTTGTAGCGTCGATCGTCGTTCCGGTATCGCCGAAAGGGCCACGAGTAGCCACATGAGTAGCAGGATCGTAGAACTCAATCGCCGCAAGGTAGATCGCACCGCTTCCAGTCGTCGTGTATGCGACATCCAGATACCAGTCCGTGCCGAAGGAGTTGCTGCCGCCAGGGGACTTCCAAACCTTGTGAGTTCTGGTTGAGATGGTCTGTGTGTCGACAAGAGTGAACCCAGCCGCCGTGAGAAGCGCGGCCAGGCCCACCGTTGCGGCGTTATATGCGTCCGCGCAAGGGGTTGCACTGTTTACAGTTCCTGTTCCGTAACCCATGTTTCTATTCCGTCCTTAGGAAGATGATGGTGACAGTGATCGCTCGAGCGACTGTGTCGAGATTGTCGATGAGGATCGGCACGCTGACCGTTGTGCCATCGGTGAAACCCGGAACCGGAGGAGTCGCGTATCGACCAGAAGCCGTAGGGAATTGACGATCGTAATAGACGCCATGATCGGTAGTCCAGTCGGGATCGGTTCCGATAGCTCTGGACACGTCTGCATCACGAGCAGCGGTCGTCGCGTACAGGCGCACGCGCGCGGGAAGGTCGACGGTAACTCGAATGATCTCGTAGCCGGTAGCCATATCGATCACGCCTGAGTGTCGAGCACCAGCAGCCAGGGAGGCTGTAGTGAGTGAGACAGTGTCTCTGACAAAGGTCGAGAACGATCCCTCGAGGGCGAGCATGCCATCCTCGTCAGGAAGAGACCAGTGACGATCGTCAGAAAGTCCGAGAGCGGTCAGTTGTCCGATAGTCGTGTCAGTAACAACGCCATCGGTCAGATCCTCGTGGATGAACTCGAAAGTCTCAGACCCCAACGCAGTACGAACTCGCATTGTCGGATACGTCTTCTCGACGAGAATCTCTGCAGGCGTAAGAGAGGTCTTCTCTCCAGTATCCAGCTCGAGAATCGCATCGAGATCGGACGTGTTGCCGAATCCGAGGACTGCGTCGAGGTCTCCGCCATCTCCTTCGTCGCCCTTAGGGCCGGTGATGTTGCCAATCAGAACCTTGCCCATGTTACTCCTCCGGAAGGATAGGCGCCAACGGAACAATCGGTTCTGCGGCGATAGAAAGTCGCCACTCGAGTTCCTTGATTTGGGTCTCCAGGGCAGTCACATGGAATGACATGGCTGG